GGACGATAGTAAAGTAACCCTCTGGCACAATAGTGTTGTCAACCATACGGCCAATTGTTTGCATTCGAATGTTTCCAAATTCGTCTGTCCTGGTGTGTGCCATGATATACACGCGCCGATGATCAGCAAGGTCGCCAGCAGCATTGAAGATGTTCCATGCCCCCTTGGCAACATCGTTGTATTTTGCATATCCAGTTTCTGCGCTTCTGTTTAATATCTCCGTCAGCATTACCGCTTGGTAATCATCAATCACAACAATGTCGTGGGGTGATTTGCGCATGATTTTCTCAATCATTACCGGGTCGCTGGTTTGGATTACATTGCCATCGTCTTGCATGCTTACCCGCTTTTTCCATCCGGCTGATTTGAAGGGAAGGGGCTTTTTGATGCACTGGATTAGTAGCGTCTTTGATGGGTCTAGGTTTCTCAGGCTTGTGGATTTGCCACTACCTGACGAGCCTAGTATTAGTGCTGCAATGCTCATAGTTTCCTTGTTTAGTGAAGTTTAATTGTAATCGCTTTTACTCTGCGTTTTGCAATTCTTTTACATTTATTTCAGTCATATCGTTCGGGCCTGGTGGGTATGGCGCATCTAGCAGCTTGCACAGCTCTTGCATAAGGCGGTAGGCTGTGTCGGATTCCATTGCAATTGCGAATAGGTCTGATGGTGTCATTTTGATAGTTCCTGTTGTGCCATTTCGCAAAATATCCCGCATTGAATCTCCGGCTCTGTCTGGTAATCACCAACGCCTTCCTTTAGCTCATCTAGAAATATGCGGCGCTCCACGCCATCCTCTGTCACCTTAACCATCTGCGCTGATAGTGCGCGGCTGGCTCCTGCCATTTTCCAAAATTGGGCTGGAAAGTCAGCGCGAATCTTGTTCCAATAACCAGCGCCGCCAGCCTTCACGCATCCAATGCAGTTGTTGTGCTGGTAGCCAAGCTTGTACATTGTTGGCAGTTCAATGCCAGCGTTTTCAATCATTGCCAAACAGTCAGAATGCTCTAATCCGCGATCCATCAATGGGCTTATTGCATCAATGTTATTTGTGTCTAGGAACCTATCCCATCGGTCTTGTTCCTCTGCACAATATCCAAACACATGCTTATCTGTTGGTAGCTGGAAAGCTTCACGAACTTGTTTTTTTAGAATCATGGTGCAGCTTGCGCCTTTTGGCCCTGCAATGAACTTGCGTTTTTGAATCACACGCCACACGCTTCCGGCATATTCTTCGTTGATCATGTTTGTTATTGGCATACCAAACCACTTCGCACAGTCATCGGCGAATCTGTCATTGTCTTCGTGCTCTTCTTTTACTATGCACCTTGCAATCACAATCTCAAATCCGCTGTTGGCGTATTGAGTTATTGCCAGCTTCGTAGCAACGGCACTGGCGGTTCCACAAGAAAACCAGCATACGAGTCTTTTTTTCACATCATCCTCCGCATCGTTTCCCATGCTCGCACAATGGAGCGGTATGGTGTGTGGCCGAATCGGTGGTACACCTTGATTAATCGAATGAATGTCATTTCAATCTCCGGCCAGTAAACAAAAACTTTTTCTGGTCAATTTCCATGCCAGTGAAAGCCGCACCTTCATGGCCGCAATCGTTACCGTCATCATCTACATCGCCTCCACCACCATGTGATTCGACATGAAAATAGATATGCCTTGGTTCTCCATCATCACTGTCACCGTATGGGCCTTCGTCGCCCTGCTCCCACTCTGGATTGGGAACGCTCAACACAATCGGCTCGTCAGGGTTAATCATGTCCTCACGCTCGTCGGCGGGTGTTGCTTCCCATTTCTCAATGGTGCGGCTCACAAATTCTTGGATGCTGCGTAGGGTTTGGGGTTGGAATATCATTTCAGTGCCTTCTCAATTTTGGTTACGGTAATTCGCTTGGGGTGTTCAGGGTTTACTGGCACACCATCGTGATAAAAATGGGTTAAGACTTCTCTCAGCAGAGATTGGTAATCAGTCTTGCCGCATGGCACATCACACATTGATTGGCATGGCTCGTTTCCTACGGGGCAGTAGTCGGGCCTCATGCGATCACCCCGTCAATCTCGTAGTAGGGTGTTATCAAGGCACGGGTGATTGGCGGCTTTCCATCCTTGTTAGCCTCTGCCGCATCCATGCAAAACAGTTCGATGATTTCCTCAAGTTCACAGCATCGGTTTTGCCAGTACACGGCAGAGTTAAGTGCGCGAGATGAAAAGTCACGCTGGCATACGCGCCCACAGAATCCGCCACAAGATGAACACTGTTGCGTCACAATTCACCGCCGTTCTGCGCCCACAGCGCTGCTTTGCTGGCCAAGAAAAAAGCCTCTGCACAAGTTAGTCTGGATGACCGGATATACAACTCGCCGCTTTCGGTATAGCCACATACCAACACATCCTTGAGGTGGTCGACCTCGGTGTCAACCAGTACAGAGTCAAGCGCCATTTTTGCAGTCATGCTTGTGCTTGCTGGTAGTCTGATTAAATTCGTCATCACACCACCCCCGACAGCAATACAGCCGTACCAATCACAGCTATGGCAATGATGATCAAGTCAGTTAGCAAGAATGGCTGCTCTTGGTTGATTGGCTCGCCCATGTGATTGAAGTGCGTGCGGTATGCGTTGGGATGGCAGTCGCATTTTTTGCCCTGCTCGCATCGTTGATTACATCCGTTAGTTTGTTTGTGTGTCATTTTCCAGCCTTTACTAAGTTTCCAAAATCATCCATTACGGCATCAAATAAGCCAGAGCCTTCACAAAAACCAGTGTGATCGCATACCGTGTACCCATTCGCGTGGTGACTGGTTTTGCGCCACCAAGAGAATGCCCCCGAATATCCGCTGTCGCTGCCTGTGTTACTTGTTCGCATTGTGATTTCCCTTTAGTCCAATGGTGATTGTGTTTATGTCGATTTGCCCGTTTGAAAATGTGACCAGATCGCGTGCCATGTAGCATGATGGGTTACGCAATCCGCTGATAACTTTACCCAAATATTCCGGCGTGTAACCCATCTTTTTAGCCGATATTTTGATAGAGCCATAGGGCAGGCTATCGAAGTATTCGGCGATTGTCACACTGTCCCCTTTGGTTCTGCTGGTAGCGGCACCCAGTGGGTTGGGTTTGCCATTTGTTCGAAATCTGCGTTATGCACCCAACCAGCGGGGATCCAGTAGCTCGGACTTTCCCATCCATCGCTTTCTTCGCGTGCAGATTCCCACAGAATCGCATGTATTCCATCTTCCACATGGCCCAATCCTTCACATCGCGCACCGTAATCAGTGAGGCGCTCACCAGTGAAATACGGGTCTGCTGTGTGTACGCAATACCCAAGAATTACCGCACCATCCTTCGGCGCACTCGAAATAGGCAACCATGCTGGCACTGCTTGCGGTGCTGTGTATAGGGGTGTGCCGTGGGGGAGTTGCTTATCCATCTGTACATACGTTGGGTCAACCACTGTGCCAACAGGCACTTCCTGCATCATCTGCTTGACTATGGCGATGGCTTCGGTAATCTCAACGGACGTAATATCCTCTGCAATTTCCAGCGCATCTAAAACTATTTGTAGTTGGTGGTTAGTCATGCTGCACCGCCTTCCATATCCGCATCGCGCCTGGATTCCATTTGCTGCTCTGCCAAGTCATAGGCGGCTTGCTTGCGTTGGATGTATGCATGGTCGGTGCAATGCTCCATTACCGCATCCATCGCTGATGTGTCCATTAGCAAGTCAGTGATATCCATACCGTTGGCAAACACTCCGGTGATGTCAATATCGCCCTCATCGTCGGCTTCGTAGAACACCACTAGGTCACAGCCTGCGTAGTTAAAGGTGGTTTCCACACCTTCGGCGACTGGCTTATATTCGTTGATAGCGCGGCAAAGTGATTGCACATCGGCCTCTAAAGCGCCTATATGAAACGACATGCGGCTTAGTGCGTCGCTGCCATGCTTTGCAGCTGCGTGAGCTGCGCGATTGATGATGGTTTGAGAGTTCATAGTTTCCTTGGTTGGTTTGTTAAGGTGGCGCTAGTGTAATCTAGTTTTAAGCGAATTGCATAGAAATTTTACAAAAAAAGTAAAAATAATTTTAAGAAGTGCACAGCAATAGCTTGCAAATTGGGTTACACTTGCAGCGTCAACAACTTAAAAGGACTTACACGTGGCAATGACTAAGGCAGAAGCAATAGAGTTATTAGGAGGCACGCCTAAATTGGCGGCTAAGGCACTTGGCTACACCGTTATTCAGACGATTTACACCTGGCCGGATGAATTACCAACCAGCCTGGAAGATCGTGTTCGTGGAGCGCTTATCCGCTTGAAAATCAAGCCAAAAAAGGCCATACCCCACGCCCCGCAAGCGTAGCCAGCTATAAAAACAAGAGCACGAAAATGGATAAATGGAGCGACGGTACGCCGAAAAGCACGAACAACGCATTCACCATATCAACAGAAAGAGCACCTAAAAAGTACCCTAAGAAACCCGGACGCATCAAGCTAACAAAAGTCCAAGCGGCTGCCGTTACCTTTATGACGAAGGCTGAATCAAAAGCATTTCGCGAACACTTAACCCTTCAAAAACAGAAAGCAAACCAATGAAACTCACACCTGCACAAAAGAACCTGCTCACAATCATTGCCCAAGCTCCTCGACGTGCCGATTACTTTACCAACGGCAAGGATGTGGAAAGCACGACAACGCGCAATAACAGCACGAAGGCTCGACTGGCCGCAATGGTAGAAGCTGGCTTGCTGTATGAAGCGGAATCAGCTTTCCACATTACAAAGCTAGGCCGCAGCAAGCTGGACCTTGGCAACGTAGCGTCTACTAAAGAAGCCAAACGCTCCTATGAACCATACAAGGTTGGCATGGGCGATTCTTTCCACCAGCCACAGCGCCCAGGCAGTAACCACAGCGCATTGAAGTCGAAAGGTTTCCTGTGCTAAAGCCTAAACAAAAGAGCGCTTTCAATTGGCAAGGGCCATCTACATTGATCGACAAGATGGGCCGCATTAAATCCAAACGCCAAATGCTGAATGATGCTGTGCGGGTAAACCCAGAGCAACATTCATGCACTTCTAACCACACAAAATCTAAGGTTGCACCACGATGAATGCTTTCACAATTCCAGAAAAATCATGCTTTGCAATAGAAACCAAGAGCTATCCTCAATTGGACTATTACCACCGCGCTATGGCCAACGGTACGCATCCTCGATTACTTCGCAAACAAGGTGCAAAGGTATTAAGTCAATCCGATGCAGTCGCTTTGTCTAACAAAGTGCGAGCATCAAAAGCAAAAACCGCCACACGCGCAAACGTGTAACGGCTTTCTATCACCACTAAAGAAGGGTTAGTAATGAGTGAGAATATTTTAATGGACTATGAATCGTTTGTAAAAAGCAAGCGACGGTCAGAGATTGCAACTGGCCATCAACCCGGCGATCTGAATGAACATCTGTTCGATTTTCAACATGCCATCGTATCGTGGGCAGTTCGCCGTGGACGTGCTGCTATCTTTGCAGATACGGGACTTGGTAAGACTTTGATGCAGCTTGCATGGGCTGATGAGGTTCAATCTCATACTGGCGGCATTATTGTGGTTTTGGCTCCATTGGCGGTATCTGAGCAGACCATTGAGCAGGGAAAAACATTCGGCATTGAAGTCAAGCGAATACCGCATGGAGAAGCTCCTACCGAGCCAGGTGTTTGGATTACGAACTATGAGCGCATTGATGCTATCGACTTCACCGAGTTGCATGGCATTGTTTTGGACGAATCATCTATCCTGAAAAGCCATAACGGAAAGACCCGCACAGCAATTATTGAGTCGTGCCAGTCCGTACCTTATCGCCTAAGCTGCACTGCCACACCATCCCCAAATGACTTCGAGGAGCTAGGCAACCAGTGCGAGTTTTTAGGCGTTATGACCCGTACAGAGATGCTGGCTACTTACTTTGTCAACGATACCGGAGACACTGGCACATGGCGATTAAAAGGTTGGGGCGCATCCATGTTTTGGAGTTGGATGGGAACATGGAGCGTAGTGCTGCGCAACCCGTCTGACATTGGATTTGATGGATCAAAGTACATACTCCCTGCTCCTGTCTATCATGAGCATGTAGTTGAGACTGAGCAGTTAGGCGATGAATTGTTTGCACGTCCTGCGCAAACTATGCTAGAGCGCCGTAAAGCACAGCGAGACAGCATCACGGCACGTTGCCGCGCGTTGGCGGATGTAGTCAATGCAGACCAGTCAGAACCGTGGCTTATCTGGACTCACTTGAATGATGAGGCTGAGTTATTGGCTGAGTTGATACCCGGTGCAGTCAACGTTCAA